TTTTTATTTTTTTGTTTTTTTAATTTATCAATTTTTGGTTGATCGTCTTTTTTCTGTTTATCATCTATTTCTTTTTTCTTGGCAACAAATCTTTTTAAAGAAAAAGCTTTCATAATTTGTTTATGACGATCTTCTTCTTTTTGTTCTATTTGTATTTGCGTTTTGTCTTTTCTTTGATAATCTCGGTCTTTATCATTTTCGATTCTGACCATTAAATTATAAATGTTACCAAGAATTTTTGGTGAAAGCTGTTTTCCAGCTTCCTCACCAGAAATTTCTTCTTGGTTACGATTCATCATGCGACTGAAACCATCCAGTATTTTACCGGTGTTTATTTTGGTTGATTCTTGAAGCTCAATCATTTATCGTTTTTGTCGTTCTTTTAATTTTTGGTTTTCTTCATCAAGATATTGTATCAACATTGTTACATAAATGTCACGCTCCCACGGTAACATATCTTCCAATTCACTCAAACTATACTTATGGTGTTGCATCAAAGAAAAGTTAGTTTGATAATAGTTTCTTAAAGTATCATAACAAATTAAAACCCGAAAAAACTTTCGAGTCCTTCAACATTCATTTCATGTTCAAATTGACATTTGGAACATTTTAATTTAACATCTTTTTTTAATTTTGGTAGATGTTCCAAAAAATTTTCAATTTTACTAAATTGTTGTTGATTTAATTGTTCCACAAATTGCAATAATTCTTCTTGTGTTTGTTCTTTTGCATAATAAAACTGTTCACCATCATAAATGTATTCAATTGAATTTGCTATCATATTAAATGTTACTTCAGTAATATTGTCTAACTGTATGGAATTTTTAATTAAACCAAATTCTGGATATTTCATCTTCAATATCAAGTTTTCTGTCAATTGAATTTCAGGATTAATATCTTCATCTCTATCAATTTTAATTTCAGTCAAATCAATTTTTGTTTCCATAATATTATTGCATAACTTATCTTCAACTATATTATTACAACGATATTTTGATTCAACAACTTCACCAACAGATTTGGCTCTTAAATTGATAAAGAAATATTCCACATCAAGTATAGGCATTTCATCAAAGTTAATATCTTTGGTTAAGGTGCAAACTTCAAGTATATCTCTTACCACATTTTGAATACTGTCGGCATCACCAGATTCCATGGCCATTAAAAGATTTTTTTGTTCTTTAACAACAAATGGTCTGTATTTTAGTTTTTTCTTACTTAAAGGCAATTCAATTTCATATGAAGGCAATTCAAGTTTTGGTAAAGGCATAATAACTCCTCATTATTTTAAATCAATCTAATCCAACTAGTATAAGCAAAAGTAACTGTTAATTTGTGATAACCTTCGGCATTCCAATCTAATCCTAGTTGTCCTACAGAAATCGGATATATTTCATTAAACATTACTCTATAAGTTTCTTCATTCATTTGATCATATTGGCTTATTTCTATATCACCAACATAATCTTCTTTATAATTAAAATCATATGATGTTTGTGGATTAATTAAACTCAACCAATCGTCAAATATTTTTTTCTGAGTCATCTCTCCATCTAATATAAATGTTAAATCCAGATCATTATATGTTGTTAAATAAGGAAACTTTTCAATAGGTCCATATATTTTTTGTTCTGTTGTTGCAAGAGTTCTGGCTGGCAATTCAGCGGTTTCACAACGCAAAGTGATGGTTTCATAGCCATTTTCTGGCGGTACTTCAAAATCATTATTTTGTGGAAAAAAGATTCTGGCTTCAAACCTTTTGGGTGTTGAAAAATCTTTGGACCTAAAAGCACTTAGAAATCTATCTATTGATGCTGGCATTTATGAATTCCTTATTTGTTCCATCGAATCTTCCCAAACAGTCGATGGCCTATCTTTTTTAAATTGATGAACGGGAAGTGTGATTGCTACATCCCATTCTTCTGGTTGAATTTGTATTATTTTAGATTTCATGTGCGAAAAAAGGTATTTTTTAACACAAGGTCTAAATTCTTTTAATTTTTTAGAAGCATTTAAAATTTCATATGTTATACGAAATCTGTAAGGTTCTTCATTCTCATCATAAATGGCTCTGGCCATCAATTTACGCATAAAATAAATTCTATATTTCATAGGTAGATAGTGTATATTTAAACCCAAAAAACCACCAGATTCCATTTGTAGTGGTATAATCAAAGGAAATCTATCATAATACGGCAAGTCATTTTTACCTAATGGATCATATAAAAAGAAATACATACCACCAATCAAGAATTTGTTTCTTTGTGGGTTTTGCCTTGGATTTGCAGCGCTTAGCAAAGGTCTGACGTATCGATTTCTTTCTCTAACAATAGGTTGTGACAAAGCAGGAGATGAACGTAATTGATTCATCTTCTTTTGTAACCAACGGAAAGAATCCAAACTCATGTCTTTTACATCAGTCTGTTTCTTTTCTTCATTAATTTTGGTAAGTATAGAGGGTTTTGTAGCCATTACAATATTTATGTTATAGTCCTAGATGTTCTTCAGTCAGTATTTTGAAATCCCATCCTCTGTCCAAACAATATTCCGATGCAGCCTTCCATTTGGCCTGATTCACACCCCAGGTCACAACCTCGTTTAAATATTGTTTAGTTATTCTTTTCTTTTTTTCGGGTTCCATGGTCTGTTTTTTAGGTTTGACTTCAATCATCATGGTTTTGATTTTGCCATCTCTAGATTTAACTTTGACCAAAAAATCTGGAAAATAACGGTGCCAACGACCATCAACGGGTGATATGTATGGTACAGTTAATTCTTCAGATGCCCATGATAAAATATCTGGATTTTTGTCGAGCCAATTCATCACTCTACATTCCCATGAAGAGCGATAAATGATGTTTTTGTGGTCCCCAACGTATTTTTGAGGATGTCTTGGTCTAAAAATTCCTTGGTAAGCCATATAAATATTATGTATGTTATTTCAAGGACAATAAATGGCCACAACGATTTACGGAGGACAGCCTACCGATTTGGTAAATGATCCTATTATTGGACCAGCTCAAAAACTGTATCAAAACAAATTTTCTCCTCCAAGCCTTCTTACTTATCCTATGGATTTAAGCCAAGAACATAGAAAACATTCAATCATTTTTAAAATATATGAAATTGTTCCTTTTTTTGAAAATATTGGTGGAGAAAGAGTTACCAATACGCCAGACTTAGGTGCCTATAATGAAATGGGTAGTTTAGATGCTGTGGTGGAAAAAGCAACCAGTTTAACATCAAAAATGAAGGATGAATATACAAGAGGTGGATTTACAAATTTTAATTCAAAAACCAGAAGCAATCCTGTAGCCACAATCGCTTTATACATGCCAGACACCATTAATTTTACAACAAATGCTCAATATGATAATTTGAGTGTCGCTAAAGCCGCAGAAAATACTAGTTTGCCTTTGGTTGGAAGAATTGCAAAAGCTATAACATCTACTGTTGGTGGTGAAGGTTTAAGCAGACTATTAACTTCCAGATTGGGTTATGTTTTAAATCCACAACAACAATTATTATTTGAAGGTATAGATTTTAGAACTTTTGATTTTTCTTTTACTTTTACACCAAGATCACAAAAAGAAGCGAATTCTATAAAAAATATAATTACTGAATTAAGAAAACACTCTTTACCTGAAATAAACAAAGGAGCTGCTGGATTCTTTTTCACTCCACCATCAATTTTTGAAATTGAATTTAAAAGTGGAGATACAATCAATTCAAATATTCCTAAAATTAAAAGATGTGTTGTTGAAACGGTGGATGTAAATTTCGCACCAAACGGATGGGCCGCACATGTTGACGGTGCACCAGTTCAAACAACAATGCAAATGAGAGTTAAAGAAATTGAACTTGTTGATAGCAATGAGGTTAAGTCAGGATACTAAAAATGAAATATTTTCAATCTTTACCCTTAATGTTAAGAACAAATGATAAAGGACAAAGACAAACCCTTATCAACCTAACGGCTCGTGCATCAATGATACAAAGTTTGTTAAAAAATCCTTTACTATTTTATACCTATGACATACAGGACGGAGAAACTCCTGAAATAATTGCACACAGATATTATGATAACAGTTACCGTTATTGGTTAATATTGTTTGCAAATGAAATGTTGGACCCTCAATGGGATTGGCCACTTACATCAAAAGATTTTGAAAAATACATAGACGAAAATTTTGTTGATCCGTATACAACAGTTAAATATTGGGAAAAAATTATTACACAATATGATTCACAATCAAGAACAACAACAGTGAGAAAAATTAAAATTGGCCAAGAAGAATATAATAATTTAATTGAATCTTCACAAACAGTGACTTTTCCAACCAGTACGGTTACTATAAGCACTACTAAACATGCTGAATCGGTTTATCAATATGAATATAATTTGAACGAATCAAAAAGAAATATAAAAGTAATTAAAGAAGAATATGCACCTATAGTTGAAGAACAATTACAAACCGTAATGGGAACATTAGTTGGAAGATAATTGATGAGTAATACAGAAAACGAACTTGCATATTATCCACAAGATGCAAGTGTAGATGAATTAGAAATTATAACATCCTCGGGAAGTTTTAATGTTCGTAGACTTTTGGTTGAATTATCTTATTACGAAGATTTATATTCTTTTGTGGTTTCTGGTTACGTTATTTTAAGAGATGGTCAGGGAATTATTGAAAAACTTGAATTAAGTGGAAAAGAAAGTATCAGTATTGCATTTGGTAAAAATGAAAAGGGTGAAAACGCAGTCAAAAAAGTGTTTAGGTTGTATTCTGTTCCAGATAGAACACCCATAGGAAATTTACGAAGTGAGTATATAAAATTACATTTTTGTTCGGAAGAATTACTTTTATCCGAATCAACTAAAATTACAAAATCATTTAAAGGAAAAACTGTTTCTGAAATGATTGAAGATATTATGTCAAACGAATTGAAAACAAATTCAAATAATTTAACTATTGAACCAAGTGTTGGAATTTATAATTTTAATATACCAACATTAAAGCCTTTTGAAACGATTAGTTGGTTGTCAACATATGCAAGACCTTCAATGACAAAAGATGCTGGTGCCGATATGTTATTTTATGAAACAAAAAATGGCTTCAATTTCAGTTCTCTTGGCACATTATATAAAAAAGAACCAGAAAAAACTTATAGATATGATTTAAAAAATATACCCTCAACATTTTTAGAAAAAATTACATCTGTTATAGATTATCAATTTGTTAGGGGTTTTGACAGCTTAAAAGATATAAATTCAGGAACTTTTGCTAATCGAATAATAACACTTGATCCATTAAATAGAACTAAATTGGTAAAAGATTTTGATTACTCTGATTATGGTGGATCAAAATTAAATGGTGGTGATCCTGCTCCAAATTCAACCAATAGATTGGGTAAAAAAAATTCCGATTCTTCTCTCGGTGTTCTGAAATTAGGGGTATCAAATGCAAATCAACAAAGAAAAGAATCTCTTTCGGAAGGTGTTGGTTCTTTAGCACCAGATATTTTTCTAGAAACAACTGTGACAAATAGAACGGCACAATTATCATTGGCGAATTATACTGTAATCAAAATAAGAATACCTGGTGATACGGAATTAACTGCTGGATCAATAATTAATTTTAAAATACAATCTTTAAATTCAGAAGATTCCAATAATTTGGATAGATACTATTCTGGTAAATATCTTGTCACGGCGGTAAGACATATTATTCAATCTCAAGGTGTTTTTCAGTCTGTTTTGGAAATAACAAAAGATAGTTCAACACAAGATTATTCTAATAATGAGGTGCCAGCAATATGATCCGTGGATTTTTAGGTAAAGATGGCTTTATTTGGTGGGTCGGTGTAGTAGAAAACCGAATGGATCCTTTAGGTCTAGGACGATGCCAGGTGCGTATTTTTGGTTGGCATGATGACGGATCAGATAGTGCCGAGATAAAAATTCCTGTGGAAAATTTACCGTGGGCTATGCCATTATTGCCACTTAATCATTCTAACAGTTTTTCAACGCCAGAACTTGGTGATTGGGTGGTTGGTTTCTTTTTTGATGGCCAAGCTGCACAATTTCCAGTTATGATGGGTGTTTTACCAGGTATACCACCAACCGATCAAGATAAATTAATTGGTGAGGGATAAATGACAACAGAAAAATCAGTTAATCTTGGTGAGATAGAAGTTTTAAATTTAAA